AAAGGGTCTAGGTCTTTCTCAATCATGCTTAATAATTCTTTTATTTCATCAATAGCGTTGTTTTGTTTCATTTCTTCATCTGTAAAACAATTAAAAAGATGAAATCCACAATCTGCACAAATACAAACATTTTCGTAACGAGTGAATTCAGTCATTTCTTTTTTATCGCATGATGGGCAGCGAGTTTGTTTTAATGCGTATTTATCCATGATTTACCCCTTGATATTGTGAGCCGTTCCATACCTCTAAATTGTCAATAATTACGCCTTGAGTGCTGCGACTGGCCTCACTTAATGCGCCTTCTGTATCTTTAGCGCCAATCATTATCCAACCGTACCGCCCTTTATAGCGATAAGATGTAAGACTTGATATAGCGCATGGTTTATCCCAATGATTCATCTTAAAACCCCTTTTAAGTGCGTTTAAATGTAATGTATAGCAGTTAGATACCAAATAAAGTAAAAAACCGCCAAAAGAAAGACAGAAAGTGCAACCGCTTGATAATTCTTCATGCTTACCCCCTTAAAACTGTTGATAGACAATAGAGCCACTATCAGTAATGCCAAGATACTGTGAGTTCTCATTAATATAGTCAATGACAGCTTGTTTCCTATCTTCATCTGTCTCCCAATCTGATAGGTCAATAGAATAGCCCTCAACTAAATCCTGCCAAGGCTCTTCGCTATACTCACAACAAATAGCTATGACATCTAATTCGATTGGCTTGCCTATATCTTCTTCAAGCTGTTCCAGATACTCATAGATAAGGTTTAAAGCCTCATAGCTGAATTGATTGCCTCTATCTATAGCATTAAAAGCATTGTGAAAGTCTGTGTTGTTTACTGTTTGTATCATGTGATTCCCCTTTAAAATTGACTGTCTAATACATTGATAAGCACTTCAACATCATTTGACTGTATAGCTTGAATCACATCATCATTCTCTAATGCTATTGATGGTTCAATGGTTCTATCTACACACAATGCAACAAACTCTGATTTAGTCATTTAAGTTTCCCCTTTAGTTGACTGTTTAACTGTGCTGCTATATGAATTGTAGCGATACACTACATATATTGTATTAGGACAAACCCTATGTTTGTATATTTATTTGATATTGTTGTTTTTATGCTATAGTGCTTTCAATAGAATCAATGACTTATAATTATTGATAACTCTTTTATATAGTAAAAGTATGGAAACCTCCAAACCTATGACAAAAAGTTATGACTCTTTGACTGTGAATGAAGATGGAACAACAGTTCAAACCAAGAAAATCCCTGCTGGATTGACCAATGCTGGTAAAGGTAGACCGCCAGGAACACCCAATAAAATAACTAATATAGCGAGAGAGGCCATCGCTAAATTCGTTGATAAGAATAGTCCCCGTATGCAAACATGGTTGGAGGATGTAGCCCAAGGAATACCAAAGACAGACAAAGAGGGATGTATTAAGTATGACAAAGACGGGAATATTCAATGGTTAGTACAACCCAATCCAGAAAAAGCCTTTCTTATGTTGCAGGCCGTAATGGAATATCACTTACCTAAGTTGGCCAGGGTTGAGAGTGTTGGAGATGAGGCAGCCCCGCAGAGAATGGTTATATCTTGGAAAAGACCTGAATGAGTGGCGGCCTATTAGAGATAGAGATGGACTATTGTCCCCGCCAAGTCTTTGAGGATTTCCACGATAGACAAGAAAGATGGTCAGTCATAGTGGCGCATAGGCGGTGCGGTAAGACTGTCCTATGTATTAATGACCTTATCTATAGGGCTTTAATAGAAGATAAAGAGGATGGGCGCTATGCTTATGTCGCTCCCTATATGTCACAGGCTAAGACTATCGCCTTTGACTACTTATTAAAATACTCTCGCCCCGTAATGGCTAAGTCTAATCAAGCGGAGCTATGGGTGGAGCTAATCAATGGCGCAAGGATTAGGCTATTCGGTGCGGATAATCCCGATGCTTTACGGGGGCTATACCTTGATGGGGTTGTATTGGATGAATACGCTGATATGAAGCCTAGTATCTTTGGGGCTGTCTTGAGACCGTTATTAGCAGACCGCAAGGGCTGGTGCACCTTTATAGGCACGCCTAAAGGCCATAATGCTTTTTGGGAGGTTTATAACAACGCTACCAAAGACCCATCATGGTATGTCAAAGTCCTTAGGGCTAGTCAGACGGGGCTACTAGACCAAGCGGAGTTAGATGACGCAGCCAAGACAATGACTCAAGACCAATACTTACAAGAGTTTGAATGTGACTTTGAATCTGCAATCCTCGGGGCTTACTATGGTAAGGAGATGCGCCAATTAACAGATGGGGGGCGTATTACCGAGGTTGAGTATGACCCTTTATTCCCTGTTCATACGGCTTGGGACTTAGGGTATTCAGACGATACGGCTATATGGTGGTATCAAGTCGTTCATGGGGAGATTCGTTTATTAGACTATCACTCATCTAACGGTCAACCCGTTGCTTTTTATGCGGGGATTATCCAAGCTAGAGAGGAAGAGAGGGGCTATGTCTACGGGACTCATTGGTTGCCACATGATGCTAGAGCCAAGACCCTATCTTCTAATCGTTCTGTAATCGAACAGCTAGGCGATAAGATACCCCTAAAAACAATCAAAATAACCCCTAATTTAAAACTCCAAGACGGCATCCAGGCTAGTAGGTTAGCCCTTACTCGGGCATGGTTTGACCATAAGTGTACTGACGGCATAGAGTGTTTACGCCAATACCAAAGGGAATACGATGAAGATAAAAAGGTATTCAGGGATAAGCCTCGCCATGATTGGACTTCTCATGGTGCTGACGCCTTTAGGTATCTAGCGATTGTATGGAAAGATGAGGCAAAGATTGTTGACCCAGAAGCGCCTATACGGGGGGTATTTGTCGGGAAAACTGAAGTCAGTCTCAATGACTTATGGAAAGAGACTAAAGTAAAAACAAACAATCGGATATAAAAAAGGTAAAATGAGCAAACATTTCGCCAAATATTTAAACATTAAGGCAACTCATGGCAAACGATAAAGCTACAGTCAATCATACCTACGAAGATTGGTATAAAACCATTATGGGCTATGAGCGCTCATATAAACGATGGGAAGCTAGAGTTGACCGCATAGTAAAGAAATATAAAGATGATAGCCGCTACGACAGAAACCCTAATGCAAGATTTAACATTCTCTGGAGCAATGTTCAGACTATACAGCCAGCTATCTTTGCAAGACTGCCTAGACCTGATGTTAGCCGTAGGTTTAGAGATAATGACCCAATAGGGCGTGTAGCCTCAATGATGCTTGAAAGGGCATTAGAGTTTGAGATTGAACACTATGGTGATTATAAGTCAGCCATGAATAACGCAGTCCTAGACCGTTTATTAGGTGGTCGTGGTGTAGCCTGGGTTCGTTATGAACCGCATATTGTTGGCGAAACCGAAGATATGCCTGATGACGGTTTAGAAGTAACCGAGGATAGCGATGAAGCAGAAACTCCTGAAGCTACTGAAATTGAGAATCAAGAACGCATTGAATACGAGTGCTGCCCTGTAGATTATGTTCATTGGCGTGACTTTGGGCATACGATTGCTCGCACATGGGAAGAAGTAACCGCAGTATGGCGTAGAGTCTACATGTCTCGTCCAGCTTTGGTTGAGCGTTTTGGCGAAGAATTAGGCTATCAAATCCCATTAGATACAAAACCTGACGACTTAAAACAATCTTACAAATCTGATGACGGTGTATATGAGGCGGTGATATACGAAGTCTGGGATAAAGAAACAGGCAAAGTCCTTTGGATTAGCAAATCACTAGGCAAGATTGTTGATGAGCGAGATGACCCACTAGGATTAGAAAACTTTTGGCCTTGTCCAAAGCCACTCTATGCAACTCTGACTACAGATTCCCTAGAACCAATCCCTGATTACACCATCTACCAAGACCAAGCCCGTGAATTAGATGTTCTGTGTGACAGAATTGATGGCTTGATTAACGCCCTTAAAGTGCGTGGTGTATACGATGCCTCGGCC